CGTGGCGGCTTCTCCGGAGGCGTGTGCTCCACGATCCCGGTGACGTGGAGGTCGCGCTGCTGCGCTACCCTCTTTATGTCTGCCACGCTGTCGATCCACGCGGCCGGATCGCGGTGGGCCCGCTTGTCAGCCAGCCCTCCCATGTAGAATTTCCCGGCCACATTGATGCCGGAGGCCTTAGCCTCTCGGATCATCCGCCTGGCCAGCGGGGCAGGCATGCTGTCAAAGAACTGGCTGTTTAGGCGCCCCTCCATAAAGGAGCGGTCGGTGCCTCGAGTTCCAGGAGCCACCTGGAGGGCGCACATCTCGGCAAAGCGCGGATTCTGCCCATCAGCCACCATCTTGCGGTAGTGGTCCTGAGCGTCCTTGCTGGCTGATTGCAGGTCAAAAGGCAGGTCGTTCATGCTTGCGGCATCATCTCTACGGGGATCTGCGGGCCATCTGACGGCGGCGGCATGGCAGCGTCCGGCGGAGCGCCTTCTGGCGGCATGGCCTCAGGCGGCGCGCCAGGCCCCTCAGGCGGCATTCCCGGAGGCGCCATTGGTGGCGGGGGTGGCGGCTGGGGAACCAGGTAAGGCGTGGCGTCCAGGTCGAGCGAGTCCGCCCAGTCGGTGATTAGCGCATTGAAAGGATCCACTACCCCAGCACCGATCAGGCCGCTGAGTACAGGACCAAGATTCTGCAGAGCTGCCGACATCTGCTCAGCCCTCGTGGCCTTGTTCGGCTTGCGGGCGCTACCAGACTCGATCCTGTAGTCGTACTCACGAGCGATCTGGATGGGCTCCTGCGGCATGACGTGCGCCTGCCACGCCATAGCGCCAAGAGGCCCAACGATCGGGGCCACGTCCTCAGCTGTCAGCAACCACCTGGCGGCCATCGCCTCTTTGCGGGCGATGTTCGTCATGCTGTTCTCGACGCACTCCGCCATGTCGTCCGGGCGGATGCTGATCTGCTCGCTGCGGACGCTAGCCTCTGTGGCTGACCTGATCTGTGTATTGGTCATGCCGTACACGAGCTCAGTCAGGCCGAGACGCTTCTCGAGCATGGTCGTGACGGCGTCGATGACCTGCCAGATCTCGTTGGTGGCGTTGGGTAGCTGGAACACGGAGATTACGTCGCTGACGCTGCGGCCGAGAATCTCGCTCAGCTCTACGATCTTGAAGCCGCCCTGCGACTGGGACAGGATCTGGTCCTTGATGTCCTGGTCGGCGGCCTTGCTGACGCCAATGATCGTTTCGCAGCTGACGGCCACGCGCTGCGCCAAGAACGAAAACGCCCAGCACAGGAACCGCAGCTCTGGGATGCCTGGCTTAATGTGACTGATCGGCCAGACGTAGTTGGGCTTGCGGTGGAACGACAGCATCTCGAACGGCCAGCCAGCCGACTCAGCCCAGAACGGGATCGGCCATTGCACGGCACGGAACAGAGACTGCGGCAGGCCGGTCTGCTCGTCTACCTGCTCCTCTAGGATCGCCGGCGGTGCATTGAGTGGGTAAGGCACGCCGTCCGCCACGACGATGTATGCGTTTTCGCCGATGGCGTCGAATGACCCTCGCTGATCCTTCGGGGATCCCTTGAGTCGGTCCCCGAAGCCGGTCTTAGACCAGATCTTCCAGTAGGTGATCAGGTCGTTTGTGCGCCCTACCTGCCGGAGCCCACGCTTGCCCTCATCCGCGAAGCGGTGGCCGAAGTTGGGGTCGTCTGCCCTGATCGACTCCTTGCCCTCGAGGTTCTTGCGGAGCTCTTCGGCGTCGATGCCGTATTGCTTGGCTACCACGTCGATCGGGTGCACGCAGCGCCGGGCGCACCACATGATGTCCTCGATCTCTGTGGCGTCCGGGTCCAGCACCAGGTTGTCGACGCTGTCCGCAAAGCTGCCGACGGCCCGCATGCCAGAGCCAGGATCCTGGACGAGCTCCGTCCACCAGATACCGGCGCCCTTGATGATCGCCTCGTCCACGACTCGGCGGCTGTGCACCTTGAGGTTCAACTCGCCAGGCGTGTAGTTCAAGTACGCCGACATCAGCTTGGACACCACGCCCCTGATGCTGTCGCGAAGCCCGGCCTCCATCATGATCTGGTCGTACTGCTGGGCCATCATCGGGTCGTTCACGTCCACGCCGAGAGCCTCTGGCGGTATGGACGGGAACTTCTTTGGCGTCACCTCGCGCACCGGGTTGCGGTGGTAGATGACGCTGGCAAACAGCTTGACGGCCTCGAACACCCGGTTGATCTGCATCCGGAATCCGGGAGGCGAGATCGAGCGGTTGTAGCCAAACTCGTTCCTGGAGTACTCGTCCTTCCAGAACCAGTTGTGCGGACCGTCGAAGAAGTCCATTGCCTCGCGAGCGTCGTCCGTGAACGGACGCTTGTGCTTGAGGCCGAGCTCGATCTTCCGGAGCCAGCTCCCTGAGATCGCCTTGAGGACGTCTTCTCCAGTGTCGTTCTCGGCCATCTACTACCCCTTGTTTACCTTGCTCCGCTCGTGGGCAATGGCGACCGTCGAAGCCGCAGACACAGCCCTCTGCATGTCTTTATGGGCCGGACTGAAGTCCCAGCAGCCCCAAGATCTCCAGGCCGGGTTCTCGAGCAGGCCGGGATCGTCCTTGTGGCGAACGCTGGCCTTCTCCATAAAGCCCACATCAGGCGTAAAAACCAGGATATTTACGGTGTATTCGCCCGGAGTGCGGCTGATCCAGCCGACCAGCGGATTGGTCTGGGTGACGGTGTCGGCGTACCAATAAACCTGGTCGCCAAGACGGGCGCCGTGCTGCTTGCTCTCACTGGCCATCGGAGTCTCCTGTGCGCGGGCCCAGATAGATGAATCCGTCGCCGCCGGCCCGCTTTTTTCGGCGCTTGACCCACTCAACGTACCAAGGCTCATCCTTGATCACGACCTTAGGTTTGTGGTACTTCGGCCTGTATGCGCAGAGGTACTCGAGGCACTGGCAGGCGTGCACTTCTCCGCGCGTGTTAGGCACGTCAGTGACGATGTAGGTGCCGGCCATGTAGTTGACCTTCTTCTTGTAGCGCTTCAGCTCGCGCTCCAGGTCAGGCACTGCGCCCCTAAGCAGCCTCAGGGTTGGCGTCCCGCACGGACGTATGTGCATGTAGGTCTGGGTGGCCGACATGCGCGCCGGAATGTCATCACAGCCAGCAAGAAAACTAGACCCGGTCACCTCGCTAGTTATTGACCGATTCCGCAGCTGTTCGGTGTATTGCTCCACAGGCAGCCGGCCAGAGCCGATGTCCCGCAGTCGACCGCCGTGCATGTCGATGATGAAGGCGTGGAATGCCTGGCCTCTGGCCTTTTCCGCAAACTTCTCGCCAAAGATCACGGCATTGCACTGGCGGATGTACAGCTGGTCGTATACCAGGAGCATGGACTCGTCTGGCGGGACGGCCGCAAACAGCACGGACGTGACGGCGTGTCCAGGGTCAATGACTGCGTATCTTGTCCAGTCATCCGGAACTACGTTCTTTGGCAGATCCGCCCTCTCGTAGCCGTGCACCGTCATCGTGAAGCTGGGGTAGCAAAGGATCGAGTCGGTGACGAACTCGCCCTCGCTGCGCATCCTGAGCACGTCCTCGCCCAGCGCCGCCCAGCGCTCGAGGTTCTTGCGCTTTTCGTCTGGGTCGATGTGAGGGTTGTCCAGGAACCTCAGGACGAACTTAACAATGTCTGGCTTCTCCTTGCCGGCCAGCAGCTCGTTGTCGGCGCGCTCCGACAATCCGGCCAAAGAGTCGTTCTTGGAATGGGGCATGGCCGACCAGCACAGGCAGCCTTTACGGTCAGCAAGCCTCGCCTGCATTTCGGGGAGCCATGCCTCAGAAGACAAGTCTTCGTCGATGTGTACCCTATCTGCCTGAAAGCCCTGCGGCGGCTCGCCCTCTGAGCTGAAGAAGTAGATCGTCCAGCCGTTGGTCAGCTCGCAGGACTGGATGTACCTGGCGCTCTTGAGCAGCCAGGAGATCTTCTTGATCATTCGAGGAGGGATCATCGGCGGCGCTGGCTTGGCCTGTGCCGACCGCTCTACGTCGCCCAGCAGTGCAGGGTTGTAGGCGCGCCACTGCCCTGTGGTCCGGTCCTTGATGATCTTGAATGCGCCAGCACGAAACAGCATGGGGTATACCACCATGCCGATGTGCTTCCAGTCCCGGCCCACAATCACAAGGTTCCCGTCCTTGAGCGGGTACTTGTTGTGGGGATCCTGCCCGGTTACGGCTCGGGCGTCCTCAATAAACGTGGACAGGGACTTCCCCGACCGATTGCCACCGAGAACAACTATTTCACTTGCCTTGCACGCGTGCATCTCCGCCTGGTTCGGCGTCGGGCTGTACAGCTTTAGCGCCTCGATTCTTCGGTCGGCGAGCTCGGCCTGGATCTCCTTCAGCTGGTCCGCCTGGAACCCGCTCATCCGTGAGACCGACGGCAGGGGCGGTGGCGCCTGCGGCTTCTTCCGTGAACGTCCCATCTACGATCCTCCCTTGATACTGAACGGCAATGACCTTGAGCCGGGCGTCCAGCTCGGACTCCAGCTCGTCGTCAGACCACTGCCCAAGCGGCTTCTTTGCCCCTCCCTGCTCTGTGTTCTTCACGACCAGGCGAAGGATGGCCTCGAGCATCTTGGCCCTCTGGGAGCTTCCTGGAGGGCTGTCGAAGTACTGCTTGACTAGTAGCGACGAGAACCCCGACACGCCGCCGAAGTACTCCATGACACGCTCAAGAACCTCGCAGCTGTGCGGGATGTTTTGCCCGCCTGCGATGGCATTGGCCGTGAACGCCGTAATGGCTCCGGCCTCGATGTCGTGCATCGTCTTGGTGCGCTCGGCCTTGCGCTTAGCAGACTTCTTTTCTTTGCGGCAGGAAGCGCAGCGTGCGCTGGTTTTTCCAGATTCCTGAAGCTGGAAAGCCTCAGCCGGATAGGCCTTTCCGCAATCGTGGCACACGCCGCTTGTGGTAGCGCACATTTGTTCAGTCCCTCAGGACTATTGTAGCGCCGCTGCTAACGAGACGGGGCGCATGGGAAACTCGCCCCATGCGCCCCGCTTTCGAACCATGCTTGCGCTACTGCTTAGTAGCCTTCGACCGTCCGCACCAGGATCCGGCTGCTCGTGGTGTTGCTGGTCTCAAGCGCATAACCGAGCAGCGGGTTCGTGCTGACGGCGGCGGCAGAGCCAGCGGTTGCAGACAGACCAAAACCACCGCCAGCAGCAACCGACGTCGACGTCTTGGTTACGGTCGCAGGGCCACTAACAACCAGCCAGAACACTTCGCCGTTGGCCACGCCGGCCGCCGGGAGATACTCGTCGACGATGCCCATTCGCAGGCTGGAGGTGGTTGCCAAGCCGTCCACCTCAGTCAGAGAACCGTCCTTAAACTTTGCCACCGCTCCGGGCAGCAGGGCGCTGCCGCTCGAGTTCTTTACGGCCACGCAGCTGACCGTGCGGTTCGAGTTCAGCTTGCCGGTCGCCGGAGTCGTGTCGAGGAATTCCTTGAAGGCGCCGGTGACGTGCGAGCCGTCACCGTTCTCGGCGTCGTAGGCCTTCCAGAGAATGCCAAGAACCGAACCACGTGCGAATCCAGGATCAGCAGTCAGAGTGCTCATGAGTTCCTTTCCTTAAGATCAGGCGATAGCCGCGAACTTGATGAAGTTGCGCGGGCTCTTCATCTTGATGTTTGCCAAGACCGACACCGCGTACCGGTGGCTTTGGAGCTCCTCGTTGTAGAAGGGCCCTTCAGCCGTCATGAGCTGGCCTTCCATGCACTTCAGCTCCATGTTCCCGATCGAGAGGCCGTAGCCGACACCCGGAGGAACAGCATATTCAGTCGAAACCTCGATTCCGTCGAGCTCCACGACGTCCCCGAATCCGTAGCTGCGGAGGCCGTTGCTCTTCGAGACGATGGCTCGCTCGCGGGCATCGAGCCGGTTGAGGAACTGGATGTAGAGCGCACGATCCAGGAGGATCATGTCGATCTGGTTTTCCTTCGTGTCATTCCGCTTTGCGTGGTTGACCGCCTCGCGGATGGCCTCGACGCAGTTGCCCTGCCACGAAGCAGCCAGACTCGTGCCGGTCGAACCAGCAAAGTAGGTGCTCGTGTAGTTGCAGATGATCGGCGAGTAGTAGTCATACTCAGGATCAGCTGGCACAAGCGGCCACGAGTTCTTCGACGGCGTCGGCGAGACAGGCTTGAGCGAGCCGGCCAGGTAGCCAAGATTGGTGTCCAGGCCAGCGTACACGTCCGACGGGAAGGCGAACGGGTCGGCGGCGTTAGCTGTGCGCTTGGCGCCGCTGCCCACGTTGATCGTCCCGTCGTAACCAAAGATCGACTCGAGTCCGTGAAACCGGTTCTCGTTGCCGGTCGCATTGCCGTCGACGTAGACCTCGCTCGACAGGTACTGCTCCATCGACTCCTGAAGGCGGCTCGCCATCTTGCCGGCCACGTCGATGAGAGCCTGAGCACCACGATTTTCCAGCATCTCCCGCTTGCTTACCATGTCCGTGACGCTGTAGCCACGATAGGGGAGGTTGGCACGCTGCCACAGGTTGTGGCGAGCAAAGATGCGGGGCGACTCACCATTGTTCGAGGTCACAGGCTGGTTCTTAAAGCGAACCTGCCAGTCGAAACCTCGTCCGCCCTGGTTCATCGCGACCTTGCCGTTCGCTTCGAGAGCGGCGAAGACCTTGAACTTACGGAAGGTCGTCAGCTCCTCCTCCTTGAGGTGATTGACGAGAGTCGTCCCGATCGTACGTGCCCAGTCGGTGTTGCTGGCCATTTGCTGCCTTTCACTCGATGCCGTCGCGTCTCATTTGAGAGCGCAGGCGTTGTTCGAAGGTCATTGGTCCTTTGGGAATTCGAGGGTCCGTTGCCGGCTGTGACCGACTCGGGTTCCTGCTCGCTTCCCTTCTCAAATATTCTATGTCCTTCTCTGCTTGATTTTGTGCCGGCGGTGTTGCTGATGGCACAGCAGATGCAGTCGGCGCAGGTAGGCCGAGTTGCTGCGGAGCTGGCAAGCCTTGCGGCTGTGGCGCAGCGAACTGCGGCGCTTGCTGTCGCGACTTCTGGATGTCCATCGCTTCGCGCAGCAGGTCGCGCTCGACCATGTCGCACGCGTACTGCCAACGACCCTGAGGAGTTGAGTAGCCGTTCTGCGCAGCCTGGTCGATGTACTTCTGGATCATCAAGCCTTCGCGCGTGGGCGTGGTTCCGTCTTTTTCGTAGAGCCAGTCGGAATTGTCTTTCTCCAGAGTGGAGACGTATCCGGCTTCGCCGACTTCGCGGAGCTGCTGCTCAACGATCTGCTTGGCACGCTCGGCGGCGACCTGCTCGACCATTGGGCCAATAGCGGCCTGCGGGTCGGAGAGGAACTTCTGGGCGAAGTCCGCGCGGTACTTCATGTACTCGTACAGTTCTTCGCGCGCCGACGGTGGTGCGTTCTGGTCGATTGTCTCGCGACCCTGCTCGTCCTTGACGATGAACCGCTTGTAGCTGTCGCGGAGCTGCGGGGGATTCCACCACTTGGACTGCTCTGGTTGCTGCGGCTGGGCGGGGGCCTGCTGCTGCGGCGCGGGCGTCTGCTGGCTCTTGAGGAACGCCTCAAATTGCGGGCGGTGAGTCAAGTACTCTTGGGCGTACGGGATGAGCTGCTGGTATTGCTGGAGAGCTTTTGTTGCTGCTTTCTCTCGCTCGAGAGAAGCGTAGAGCCTCCCAGCAATTTGACGGTCGTCTTGCCCCTGGAAGTCAGGCAGAGCACGGAAGGAGGTCCAGATGGTCGGCTCGGCCTGCGCGGCCGGCGAAGTGGCTTGCGACGTCGCGGGCTCGCTTGCTTGCGATTCGCCGCCGACATCTTGCGTT